TGCGCTAGTACAATTAGCAGATGCAGAAGCAGAAAGAGACGCAATTTTATCTGCGCTTATGGCATTGAGCCTAACTAGCAGACAAATTTTGCATTATAGTTTCTGTGTGCAGGATCATTACTCTAATTACAAGATAGCTAGGGAAGTTGGATATTCCGAAAGAAGTATTCAACGAATGAAATCAGAGGCTTTAATTGAATTTGCCGAAGCGTATCGAAATGGAAAAATAATTGCATATAAATAAAATTTTTGGCGGTTTTTTGGCGGAAAGTTGGCGGTTTTTATCAATATTTAGATGTTACTATGGTAGTGTCGAAAGATAAGGAAACGAGGTAAGGCATGCATTACCTATCTTAGCTCCGTTTCGCTTATCTTTGGAGGCTACCTACAAAAAAATAAAGAATAAGGATGTGGAAAGTCCAGTTCTTTCTGTCTCGTTTAGTCTAGGTAGCAAATATTGCAATAAACTTGGTATTAAGCTTACACGTAGACGTACGCTGAAAGCACTTGTCAAGATAGCGCTATGTAAGTTTAAGTTGCAATGTTCACTCACAAATCAGACGTTCTCAAACTAAAAGAAATGGGGTGTAATTCCTCTCTCTTTTTTCTACAGGTTTGTGAGTGTTAATGGGATATAGCTTAACTGGTAGAGCAGCGGTCTCCAAAACCGTCGGTATAGGTTCGAGTCCTATTGTTCCAGTAGGTAGCATAGCTACTTAAATAAAAGAATCGTCAATAAATGTTTCTTACTTTAACGGTCGGTTCACCTCCTTTCAGAACAGCCAGCCTGCGAAACAGGATAAAATGGCTAGCAACCTAGTATTGTTAAATAAGTGTTAGATTGGCTAGGCAGTCTAATATAAATCTTTAGACTACTCAATAAAAATGAGTGGTCTTTTTTTGTGCAAAAAAAGCCACTAGAAATGGGATCTAGTGGCTAGGTAGCGTTAGTGAAAATCTCGTGTCACTTGTAGTTTATGAACTTTAGCTATTATGAAAGAGTGCTACCTAAAACAAGTGTAACACAGCTGTCAAGTTTTGTCGGATATTTGGATTGTTTTCGCATGAAAAACCACCAGATAAAATATCTAGTGGCCAGACAGCAGATTATGTTTTGAAATAACTGGAAGTGTTACATGAAGCAAAAAGGAGTTGCTGTCTTGCAGTGAGTATAACAGGAATTGAAGCGTTTGTCTTACAATAAACAAATATACATAAAAACAATTAGGAGAGAGAACATGAAAAGTTATTGGTATGTACCGTTAACACATAAATATCCACAGCCGAACCGCTCAACTGGTTCAATGCGTGTTGTAATGTCTGTGCAGATAAAAAAGAATGCATCTATTGTCGAAATGACGAGAGAAGCCACACCAAAGGAAATTGATGATTGTAAGCTAGTTTATTGTGGGCATGGCTATTTTGATGAGAAGAACATTCAAGATAATATTAAGCGAAATATGAGGAACTAGATATGAATATTGAAAAGATACATCAGTTCTGAAGTTAAAGGAATATTTCATTCTTGATCATTGTGAAACAGTTAGGTTGTTAAATATATGTTGATTTTTTTTTAGTATATGGGTAAAATTAATAAATGTTTGGAGGTGATAAAGTGCGATTAGATGATAAAGATATTCGAAGAGTCATTATCGAAAGATTACAGTCGTACAAGAATTGCCAAGTATATGAAGAAGTAACGGTTCCGTCAGGAAAGGCAAGAGCTGATTTAGTTGCAATAAATGGTCATGTTACTGCCTATGAGATAAAAAGTGATTTTGATTCATTGAAAAGGCTAAGTTCACAAATAACTGAGTACGACTTAAATTTTGAAAGAAATTATGTGGTTGTAGGTGAAAAGTATGTAGAATCTGTTGCTTATATTGTCCCAAAATATTGGGGAATTATATTGGTCAGTGGTGAAGAGTTAAATGCTTTGAAAATTCGATTTATTAGGAAAGCAAGATTAAATCCTAATATTTCTTTTAGTAATTTTATGTCATTGCTTTCCTCAAACCAAATAAAATTTTTAGCGAAACAATTGTCGGTATTTACCAAAGAATATAGTAAAACAGAAATACAAAAAATGTTTAAACAAGATTTGGTCGAAAAAATAGATTCTACAATATCAATGACAGCAAAAAATAATCTGAAAAAACGTATAAGAGAAAATTTAAAAAAAGAAGCTTTTTAAAATAAACAACCAGATAGAAACTATCTGGTTGTTTATTTTAACTAAATTCATCAATGCACATTTGAATGTGCCTATTAACACACACTGAAACCCAAACAGAAGGATTTCCTTTATTGACATCAACATCAATAACAGACTGAATATATTCATCTCCCCAACAATATTCTGGATTAAAAGAAGGCACGTTGTGGGCAATTTCTTTACAAACAGATACGAAATCGTAATTTCCTCGGCGTTGACCATTGCGAACAAACCAATAATAATTCTCAAGTGTGTATTTAAGCTGAACTATGGGAATTATTGGTCCATCTGTTGAAATTGGAATAGGACTAATTGTAGTGTAATCTCCATAATAACTATTAGACATAGTTGAATCGTTTATATGATTGAATAGTTCTTTTTCATACCTTTCTAGACGATAGTTTTCTGTTGATTTAACAGGTATTGTGCTTGGAACGGCACCACTTAGAATTATGAAATCAATTTCAGGTAAACTGTCAATTAAATCAATAACAATTTCTATTAATTGAGATGAAATTTTATCATCTATATCTTCAAAATCGATAAAAATGTTTTTTGGTAATAAGTTTTTATTCGATACTAACCATTGCAAGAGAAACCTGTTTATACTGTTTTTTGGAATCCGAACATATTCACAAATGATTTCATTATCCATGGGTTCAAGAAGAATATCAATTGGATAAACGATTGCATGATTGGAATATTCTTGTTTTTTTAGTAATTCTTCTAAAGCTTCAATATTGTCTGCATCTAATTCTCGGATATCTAACAAAGAAAATAATGGGAATTTTCGATTTATTAAATTCAATATTTCTTCTGATCCATCTGAAACAATTATATTTGGAATAAAGTTATCTAGATTGTTTCCGGTTTCATAAAGCTTTTCTAAAGCGCGAAGCTCTCCTTCTTTCGAGCGAATAGTTGAATAATACATAAAATCATCCTTTCAAATTTGATAATTTAATTATATAATTTTTTGTAATATAAGGCAATTGATTGCAGGTATAAAATTTATGTAATTGAATAGATGAGGAATATATTATTTCTTGTTATTTTAGTCGAAAATAACAATATTATTGGATAATAAAAGGTTTAATGTTTATATGTTTTTAGATAGAGGGTAGCAAGGTTGTAAAAAATGACTTCATTAAATTTGAAAAACAAAACTTAACTTAAAAAGAATGCGAGGTGGTGTGTATTGAATGGCAAGGAAACGTGATCCAAGACGTGACAAAGCTAAAAAGATTTGGCTAGAATCCAACGGAGATAAGCAATTAAAGGAAATTGCTTCTGAGTTAAATGTTTCAGATTCTCAAATTAGAAAATGGAAATCGATTGATAAATGGAGTGCTGAATTGAAAGGTAATGTTACCAATGCAAAAGGTAACGTTACTAATCGAGGAGGCGCTCCTTTTGGTAATCAGAACGCAGTAGGCAACAAAGGTAATAGCCGAGCCTCGCCACCACTTGGTAATAAGAACGCTATTAAAACTGGCGAATACGAAATAATATTTGCCGATATGTTATCTGATGAAGAAAAGGACATCTATTCTAATCTGAATGATGATCCTTTTTTTATTTTGAATGATGAGATTCGCTTATTAAAGGTACGGCAGTTTAGAATGATGAAACGTATCAAAGAAGCTGAAAAAGGACTAAATGATGAAGAAGTTGAACGGTTACAACAGCTAAGGAAAATTAAAACACCGATTGAAAAAGACGGTAGAAAACTAGAAATAAAACGTGAAGTTATGCAAGACGTTCAAGTAACTCGTAAAACATTTAGAAAGTTAGATGACATCTTAGCTATTGAAGATGCGTTGACTAGAATTAGCAATCAGTTAACAAAGGCTGTTAAGCAACAGAATGCCTTGCTAGCAAATGATGCCAAATTACAATTGTTGAAAGTTCAAACTGAAAAAGCTAAAGCTAGTTTAGGTGCTACAAGTGGAGACATGGATATGCCAGTTTTTATTGATGATATATCAGGTGATGGATATGAGTAAAAAACTATCTGAATTTCTTCCTAAAGCATTTCATACTACTTGGAAGGTAGCATTAAACTCAAATATATTACATGTTGTTGAAAAAGGTGGCCGTGGGTCAGGTAAATCATCTGGCATAGCGCACATAATCGTTCAATTGATTATGAGATATCCTGTAAATGCTGTGGCCATTAGATACGTTGATAATACGATTGAGCTATCTATTTTTGAACAGATTAAGTGGGCAATTGAAGAACAAGGTGTGTCTAAGTATTTTAAAGTAAATAAAAGTCCTATGAAAATCACCTATAAGCCTAGGGGGAATTATATTGTTTTTCGTGGCGCACAGAATCCAGAAAGAATTAAGTCATTAAAGGATTCAAGATTTCCATTTGCTATAGCTTGGATTGAGGAATTAGCCGAGTTTAAAACAGAAGATGATGTAAAAACCATAACTAACTCATTGCTACGTGGTGAATTAGCAGATGGTCTTTTTTATAAATTCTTTTATTCGTACAATCCTCCTAAGCGACGACAATCATGGGTTAATAAGAAATATGAATCTAGCTTTCAACCTGAGAATACTTTCGTTCATCATTCAACATATAAGGATAATCCATTCATAGCTCAAGCATTTATTGAAGAAGTTAATGCTACGAGGGCTAAGAATCCGAAACGTGCTGAGTGGGAGTATGACGGCAAAGCTATTGGTTCAGGAGTTGTTCCTTTTGATAATCTACGAGTAATAAAAGGATGTATTACTGATGAAATGGCTGCTAACTTTGACAATATCAGAAATGGTCTTGACTTTGGTTATGCTACTGATCCATTAGCATTTGTTAGATGGCATTATGACAAAAAGAAAAATGGCATCTATGCTATTGATGAAATTTATGGTGTGAAAATTAGTAATAGGGAATTTGCTAATAAAGCTAAGTCTAAAGGATATATATCAGATAGAATTGCAGCTGATTCAGCAGAGCCTAAATCAATAGCAGAGCTAAACAGTGAACATGGTATGCCACGAGTTTTCGGAGTAAAAAAAGGTCCTGATTCTGTTGAGTATGGCGAAGAATGGTTAGGCGATTTGGATTTTATTTGTATTGATCCATTAAGAACTCCTAACATTGCTAAAGAATTTGAGAATATTGATTATCAAACTGATAAAGACGGTAATCCTAAACCTAGGTTAGAAGATAAAGACAACCATACAATTGATGCAACAAGATATGCTTTCAGTGAAGATATGGATAAAAATAATGTGAGATTTATCCAATATTAGGAGGTGGGAAAATGTTTCAAAACAATTTAAGTTTGAAGCGGTATAAAAGAGTGCGAACAAAATATTCTACACAAATTAATGAAGAAGTTTTCGATCCTAATGATTTTATTACTGAAATGAAGCCATTTTTTGATGATAGAGAGCGTAAGTACAAAGCCTATACAAGCGAACAAAATGAGATCGATAGAAGACCTAAACCAAACACAGAGATTATAAAAGTGAATAATAAACTTCATGCTGGTTTATACAATACTATTGTCGACCAAGCAGCTGACCATTTCACAGGCATTCCAATTAAGTGGGATTATGATATTACCGAACAACGCAAATCTATATTGCAAAAAATGGGTTCAAAGGTAAAAGACTTGTTTTCAGGGAATGTCAGAAATGAGACAAAAACTCCTGAAGAATTCGACAAATTAGCAGAGTTAGTAAACGATATGCGGTTTGCCATGCTTGATTCTGATACAGCTCGGTTTCAAGGAGCTTGTGGTGTTGCTTTTCGTTTGTTAGAACCTGTTGAAACCGTGGAAGGTTGGCAATTATGGGCGAGCAATATCGAACCATGGAAAGCTGAAAAATACGAAAATGCAGATATCTTTATTCGTGAAAAATACGATACACATCAAAAAAAATTTTTCGAAGAAATGAAAGTCATTACTAAAAAAAGAATATGTATATATAGCAGATATGTTGAATCTAATTTAGTCAGTGCATCTGGAACATTTAAATTGATTGAGGAAGTAGAAAACCCGCTAGAAACGTTTTACTTATCAGAATTTAAAAATAACACGAATCGTTATTGCGATTTTGAAGTGGCGGAAGAACTTTCTGATGCATTTGATAGAAGCTTATCAGACCAACAAAACGAAGTTGAACAGTTTAAACTTGCTTATATGGCCATTAGTGGCTCACGATTAGATGAAAAAGAAGCACAAAGAATGATGGAACAATTAGGTATTATTAATTTGCCAGATCCACAAGCTAAGGTTGGGTATGTAACGAAAGACATTAATAAAGATTTCAACGAGTATCATCTTGATAAGCTGAAAAAGCTTTATTACACGGTAACTAAGTCAATCGATTTCAATGATGAAGTATTTAAGTCTAATAGCTCTGGCGAAGCTCGCAAATGGCAAATTATTGCACTAGAAGCTAAAACAAATACTAAAGAACAGTATTTTAAAGAAGGATTGAAAGAAGCAGCTGAGACGATGTCTGCCTTTATTAAATTTAGGGATAAATTAGATGTTGATGTGTCAAAAATTGTATTCACATTCAGTCGTAGCTTGCCAACAGACATCGGTTATCTTGCTGATGCATTGCCTAAACTTTCACCGTTTGTATCCAAACGAACAATTATTAATCAGATTCCATTTGTTAAAGACCCAGATTATGAAATGGACTTGATGAATTTAGAACAAGGTCAAGATTATCCTAGCGGTGAATATGATGAACTAGGTGGTGCAGGTAATGACGAAGAAGAAAACAACGGCTAGTGAACGTTATTGGGAAAAACGTCGTGAATTAGAAGATAAAGCACGTTTGAAACTGGAAAAGAAAACTCTTAATGAGCTAGAATCTGTTTTCGAACGTGCTTTAGTTAAAATTCAAAGACAGCTGTTGTCACAAGCAGATTTACACGATATCACTCAAAGTGAAATGCTAGAAGACTTTAGCAAACAAGATCAAGAGAAGTACCGCAAGTATATCGAAAAAAACTATGAAAAGTTGAAGGAATCAGATGAAGCTTATAAACAATTCATTGATGAATATTTTCCATCCTTTGACTATGCGAAAGTTAATCGCTTGTTACAATTACGAGCAGACATTTTTTCTACCCTTGCAGGTGAAGCAATAACTAGTGATGTTAACGGTAAATTTAATAACGACTTAGAGAATATCACAAAACGAATCTACAATTCTAATTCTAATGCGTTGATACAATTATTAGGCGGTTCAGCACCTGGTTTAACTAAGAATGAACTAGAAAACATCATGAACTATCCGTGGAGCGGAAAAACATTTTCATCTCGTTTATGGGGCAATATATCAACCTTAGAGCAACGTTTGAGCAATTCCATTATTAATTCATTGGCAAGTGGTGAAGGAGTTGTGGAAGCTCTTAGAACGATGAAAAACGATGGTGTTATTAGCGGTATGTTTAAGTTGGAACAAGGAAAGTTTAATCGTTCGATTGAAAATCTTGTTAGAACGGAATATTCACATTTTGCGGTAGAAGGTGTAAGAAAATCGCTAAAGGATATAGGTGTTAAGCAAACACAAAGCTGGTCGGCAGAAGATGAGCGTGTTTGTTCTATTTGTGGTGGACGTCATGGAAAAGAGATTAAAGATGATTGGCATCCACCGTATCATGGACGTTGCCGTTGTACTGAAATACCAATTGTTCCTGAAATTAGCGATGACATAGATAAATTGTATGAAGAGATGTTTGGTGATTTATTGGATGAATTCGCAAGTAAGCAGTGGGGTATTAAATTAAATCATCCAAAAGTTAGTGCAACTAAACTCGATTTAAAATCCGTATTAGACAAAACAAACATGCAAGAAGCTTTAGGAAAAGAAAATTATTCTAATTTTTTAGATCATTTAGATGGGATAACTGACCAAAGGGTGCTAAACTTAATAAATGTGATAGGGCATAAGTTGGAGTTTAAAGACATCAAAGAAGTAAGAGCATTTGCACAAGGAAAATCAATTCAACTTAGTCAAAAATCATTTGATGGGGATAGGGGTGTTAATCCTTATCAAACAGTTTATCATGAGATAGGACATGCTTTGGATCATCTTGGGCTTGAAGTATTAACAGGAAAAAATACGATGCCGACAGGAAAACTGATAAAAAGAAAGCTAGGAAGACGAACCACTTTTATAGAAGTGCATATAACACACGCATCGTCACTTTCTGAGTATAACATTAAAGAAGCGCTAGAACGCGATTTTTGGAAATATGTAAACGGAGATTTGCCATCCTATAATGATTTAGGTAATAGACCTAGAAATGCGGATAAGAAAAAGGCTTATGATGACTTAAGGGCGGAAATTTATAAAAAAAATACAGAGAACTTACAAAAAACTAGAGAACGATTATCAAAAATAGTTAGGGAAAATCCTAACTCAGTATCCGCTATTTCAGATATGATTGAATCTATAGGTTCTCTAGGAGACTATCCGTTAGGTTTTGGTCACGGCAAGCGCTATTGGCAAACAACAGGTAGCACAGAAACGGAATTTTTTGCACATATGACAGAAGTGGTTGCTAACGATAAGTCAAGAGAATTAATGAAAGAGATTTTTCCGACAGCAGTAAGCCAATGGGAAAAATTAGTAGATGATATTTTAAAGGCGGTGAAATAAGTGTTTAGTTGCGAAGATGGCGCATGGTCTATTATTGATGATGCAGTTAAAAAGTATGAACAACATTTCCATGATGAGTTTCCAATATATGAATATATCGATGTAACAAAGAGTGATGACTTCGATTTTTCTATTCTAGGTGCAAAAAAATTAGCGAAATTCATTGATGAGCATATTAAAGAAAATAAATCGGTCCACGTCCCGTCAGATTACCATAGCAGACTTTACTAAGCACTTAAAGGATAACTTTGAGTGCTATTTTTATACCCTAAATTGGAGGTGAGATTATGAAAGGATTATTCGAAGCAGTATTAAATCTAGAAGTTACCAATGGTACAGAAAAAGCCTATAAAAAAGCTTTTGAACAAGAAAACGAACGATACTTAACCAAACACACTTTGAGAGATGGCAACGGTAATATCGTCAAAGATGAGCTTAAATCAGTTTGGGGTGGTAATTATTGTCACGTTGATATTTTGTATTCGTTACCAGGTAAAAAAAGTAAATTAACTATTTCGATTGTGTCTAGGACTCTGCAAAACGTAAAAGATGCTGTCACTGATTATCAAATGTTAGGTGCTGAACTGGTCCATAAGAATTGGAAGTGATTAGATGGATCCCTATGATTACTTAGATGCAGATTATGAAGAGCATTTACTAAGAGAAGAAAAGCAATTAAAGTCTGACGAAAGTTAGGCTTTTTATTTTGTCCGAAATGACGTTAAACTAGCGCAATGCTGGGCTTAATTGAATGGTGGGGCGCAATAAATAAATCTAAAGCAATGCGGGGCGATTAGTCGAATCGTGGAGCGAAAGGAGAAACAAAATGAAACCAAACCTATTACCAATGAATTTACAAATGTTTGCTGAAGAAGACGGTGGTACAAACTTCACTTTCGATGATTTTAAGGCATTTGTAGAATCAAATGAGGAAGCACAAAAATTTGTACAATCACAGTCACAATCAGCTGCAGATAAACAATTAGAAGCTTGGAAACAAAATAATCTTGAAAAAATCAAGGAAACAACAATCAAGGAGTATGAAGAATCTAAGAAAAATAAAACTCCTGAACAAATTAAATTAGAAGAATTACAGGCTGAATTTGAAGCTGAAAAGGCATTACGTGTGACTAGTGATAATAAGGCTTTTGTTGCAGAAAAAATTGCTGGCTTAGATTGGGACGGGGATTTGAAAGATTCTATTTCTCAATTTATGTTAAATAATCTTGTTAGTTCAGATACTGAATTTACTAAGAAGGCTGTAGAAGGCTTTACAGAGCTTTTAGAAGCAATAAATGATAAGCATGCAGAAGCTATTAAAAATGTAGAAATGACTAAAGCTTTTGGTAATAAATCGCAACAAACCAACATGGTAACTGGTAATCAAACAAAATCGTTTGAAAATCCAGAGGCAGCATTAGGACAAAAATTACAAGCATTTATCGATTAGGAGGAAACTACAAATGAAAAAAAGTTCATTAAATAATCTTGAGTATTTAGATATTTCACAGGAAGTTAATGCATTACAAGTTCCAAATACACCATTTTTAAGCTATTTGTTAGGCGCAGGCAAAGTTGAAGCTGCCAAGTCAACTGAGATTAAATGGCGAGAATACGGCATGAATAATGATGATTCATCTGCTCAATTAGAAGGCGGAGAATACGCAGATGCGGAATCTGATCGTACATGGTTTAACAACTATACTGAAATTTTCAGAAAATCAACTTCTGTATCTGGCACATTAGATGCTATTAATGTAGATGGTGTAGGAAATGAATTGAATAGCCAAGTAGCTCTTCGTGCTACAGAAATGAAAATTGACTTAAATCGTAAATTGATTGTTGGTGTAAAGGCTGATGAATCTGGTTCTAAAGGTCGTCAGATGAACGGAATTTTAAATTTGATTAGCTCAACGAATAAAGTCGAAACAGCAGCTGCGGGGGCAGTAACAAGAAAAGATATTGATGCCTTATTTAAAACAATGTTCCAAAAAGGATACATGGGCGAAAAATTATGTTTAGTAGCACCTGATATGCAAGAATTAATGACTGATCAGTTGGATGAAAAATCAACAAAAATTGTGCAATTTGGCGATAAACTTACTTTTGGATTGCAACTTGGAAATATTGTCTCAAATTACGGCTCAGGAATTGCGTTAATTGAACCTAATTTACCTAATGGAACAATCGCAGCTATTGATACTAATTATGTAAAATTACGTCCACTACGTGAATGGCGTGCGGAAGAATTAGCAAAAACAACAGATTCAAGACGGATTGGATTAGTTGGTGAGTATTCAATTGAATACAAAGCTTCTAATTCTGGAGCAATCTTGAACTTGAAAGCCTAAAATATAATAACGAAGGAGGAAATTAAAAATGGCAACAGCAAAAAAAGAAGTAACCTATCGTGTGCTTGACAAGAAAAACTTTGTGGGCTTTATGCATCCTAAAACAAAAAAATTTATCACAGCAAACGAAAATAATGAATTTGTAGTTTCAGAAGATGACAAAGAAGCTATTGAGATATTAGAACGTGCTGCAGATACTTTTAAAGTTTAGGTAATGATGCTTTATGGTTGATGAAAAAAAAGAAGAAATCGTTGAGAAAATTCAATTGATGCTACCTAACGCTTCTGAAGATAGGATTTTGTCTGTTTTAAACCTTGTTATCTTTGAAATCAATTCTTACAATACTTGCAAAATTGATATTGCTTGGGACGAGTTTGAACAACTTATAATTGAGGTTATCTACAAAGCTTTAAAAAACGAAATAGATAAGTCTGTAGCTAGTGTAAAACGTGGTGATACATCAATTAGTTATGTAGTTGAATCAAAAGACATACAATCACTCATGAAGAACTATAGCAGTGCTATTAAACGTATTTTAGGCTGTGATAGCGGGGTGTTTTTCTATTGAATGAAGCAGAAATTTTAGCAGCTACTTATTTTGATACCTGTGTTATTGAGAGAATGAGCGATATTGAAAATACGGAAAGTGGGATTACTGAACAAGTTTATTTTCCAATTCATGTTGGCAAGTTACCCTGTGCTTTCTCTCAAGGAAGTATGGGGAACTTACCTGTAATAGAAAACAAAGAAGCGTTTAATATCTCTTATGAAGAACAAAAACTTTTTTTAGAACCTAATATAAAAGTTAAAAAAGGAGATAGAATAACTATTACTCAAGGTACAGGTCAAAAACATGTGTTATTTTCAAAAAAACCTTTTTATTATCCAAGCCATATAGAAGTAGTGCTATCAGGAAGTTCAATTGATGAGTAAAAGCGATCTTAGAATGAAATCAAATGCTGATAAAGTTATTGCAAATTTAAAGAAAATGACACCCATTGCTGAAAAAGAAGGTGCTGCAATGGTGAATGATTCGTTAGCTAAAATTTATCAGTTAATTGTACCTATGACACCAATTAAATCGGGTGATTTAAGACGAGGCTATCGAATCATTAAAGCTAGAAAGTTGTCTAGTGGTCGTATCGTGGGAGCATTGATTAATAATGAAAAATACTTTAGATATGTAAACGATGGCCACCGAACAAAAAATGGCGGATTTGTTAAAGGCAGATTTATGTTGCAAAAATCTAATAAATTAGCTAATGCAACATATATTCCGAAACGATTTAAACAAATGGCGATTATCATTGTTAAGAAAGGATAGATATGTACGATAAAATTTTAAAAATGCTTACTGACACAATAAAACAGTTCTCGGATGCACCTATCTATCTTGATAATGTGATGCAATCGTCAGAACCGTTTTATTTCGTTTTGAGCGTAGAAGAAAGCATGACTGATAATGTAGGTCAAAACGTTCAAAATAAAGCATACAATGTTGATATTGCACTGGTTGATAGTAAGAAAGATAAACAATTAGTAAAAAGCCTAACAGAAAGCTGTGGGGCTTTTTTTAATGTGTTGAATTTGGACGGAAACGAATTGTTTCCAGAAGATTATCAAACGTTTAAAACAGACGGAATTCAACATATCAATTTTAATGTTGCGTTCCCTCAATTAATTGAATGGAGTGAAAATAGATGGCAAAAAAGAAAAATGTAAGTGTCATTTCTGTAGAGAAGCCAACGTGGTTCCCACTAACAGACGAAACGGGCGCTTTTCCAGTTTACGGAGCGCCAATTACAATCGGTACTGCTGTAAGTATCAAACCAGATGTTACAACAGAAACAACGCCTGACTATGGCGATAGTGTAGTTCAAGATCAGTATGTTGCATTTGGTGGTGCAGAAGTTACTTTAGAAACAAACGGCTACCAAAATGAAGTTTTAGCTGAAATTACAGGGGGAAAAAAATTAAAGGGTGGCGTATTGCGGTCTGCGGATGATATTGCATCAGATGGCGCATTTGCTTATCGTCGCCGAA